CTTTTCTGAAAATATCTGCCAAAAGACTACGGCAACTGTAAGCAGTGTTAGAAATCCAAATGTCAGACATATATAGAACACTCGCAGTGCAATCTCTATCTCACTCATGTCTGCACCTTTCCTCAAATGAAGTTGTAGATAAGTCATATACACCTTGAAACCATGAGAGTTCACCATCAGATCCTTCTGGGTATGGGCACTCTTGAGGATCTTCCAGTCTCTCTTCCCTTCTCCTTTCCCTGCATTTCTTGCAGTTACATTCAGTGTTTTCCATGCTGTCTATCCATGCCTTGAATTGCTTGTCATCCATTTCTTATCTTCATCTCCTTCCTTATGAAGGCATAGAGTACCTTTCTGGCAACCTCATCTAATATGCCATACCTGTCATTGCATATGATTCTTGGTGTGCCTCCTTTGTAGACGCCTCCAAAGAATACCTCTGCAATCCTGTTGTCGTTCACCCTGCCAGTGACACCTTCCTTGTTGGTGGTAATATATGAGTGGTCCATGGCAATGTGATCTGGGTCCATAAATCCTTCCTGTTGGTCGCAGGGAGTGTATATGGTCCTGAACCTGAACTCATAGTTGGGGTCAAAGTCTTCCATGGGTTTTACTGTCTCCAGTAGTCCCGCATGCTCTCTTCCTAGTCCGCTGAACTTATTTATGGGCATACGCTCTCCTATCATGTTTATGCCTGTCTGGTGAGCCTCAAAAAAATGGTGCCCCGACTTGCGGTTGAGTTGGCAAGCCGGAGCACGGTTGGGGTTAGACAGTCTGAGTGGCGAGGAACTCAGTGTAACGCTCCCGGTCGTCAACGAAGAGCCGGGAATCGTTGGCCGTTCCATCGGACTCGGAGAAGCCTGAGCCGAAGAGTGCGACGAAGACATGTGCAGGAATGAGGTTGCTACAGAACTCCTTGCGTGCCTCATCCTCACTGGCGGGCATGGTCGTGTTGATCAGCGAGGTGAGATCTTTCAGCTCTGCGGGAACAGGGTCTGAAGTACACTTACGCTGCATCTTGCCGGGAGTTCCGACGGACCAAGTGGACGGTTCGCCGTAGAGGTGGCGTACTTTGCCGTCCGACCCCTTGAGAGCGTGCTCGCCGTTGGCATTAATGTTCAAGAACTTGGAGTCGGCACGAATGAAGGTGTACGCTGCCTTCTCAACGAAGATCCGACCGTCCTTGTGCTTGGTCACGGACTGCACGAACTCTTCCGCCATGTTCTTGTCGGAGATCCTGCACCGATAGTACTCAACGCCCTCTTCAGGCTGGAGACTGTTGAGCCACTCGGAGAAGGTGTACGCCTCTCCCTTTTGGCCGCAGTGCATGTAGCTGCCAACAGTGTCCTCACCGGCCTTACGCTTGAGCAGGTTGGCGAGCCAGTTGGGTTTGAATGTGATAGTGGCGTCAGTTTCACCAGCGATCACGGTGCCCTCTTGGTCAACGGGGCAGAAGCTGTCATGCAGGTTACGACCAGACAGTGGACGAACACTGCGGTCGGGTCGCATGATTATGAAGGTGAACGGTCCTCCGGTGGACTTGTATTCACGAGTCATGGTCACCTTGCCGGTAGTCTCAGCGGGTGACGAAGTAGGAGAAGATAACAAAGCCATGATAGGCTCCCTTCCTAAAAGAGGTGTAAAATGCAGAACTCCAACGGTCCTGCTTAGTCAGTAAGTTTGGGTGGGTTGAATGATCGCCCGGCTGCTATCGCATCACGGAGCTGTTTGAGCAGGTAGGCGGCTGAGGTTGTCTTGTGCCCGGTGCTGCTGTATGAGCTTCCAACCAAGAATGTTGCAGTTGGGTCCTGAAGTGTCAGGCTGTCCTCTGGGATATGTCCAGCCCACGCTGCAAGCTCGCAGTCAATGCATGAACAGTTATCGTTGTGGTCCTCAGGCTTGGCTGCAAACCATGCTGCGAAGTCACGAACAGGGTCAGGTCTTCCGGTGTGTCCGTATTCAGGTGGGTCAACTCTGGAGCAGGTTGCAGTGTGGTAGTCGTGCTCCATGTGGCACTCGTCGCAGTGTGGTATGTCGAGTGGAACCGAACAGCGTGCCTCTTCCTCAGGCGTGAGCTGCTCGGCGTCAGGTGTGTCGCTCTCAATTACAATGAGGTTGGCTCGGCGTTGCTTCTCGTTCTTGAGTTCGATTGCACAAGCGTTGACCTTGCGTTTGCCGGACGGTAACAGTGGGTTGAGTGACATGACTTACTCCTATGGTATGAATGAACAGTTTGAAGGCCGAATCTTAGAATCCCCAGCCGTCTATCAAATAACACAACGCCCCGATTCGTGTGAGGCCCTGCGTCGTGGTATCTGTCGGGCAGCCAGTGGGTTGAGCACCACGAGCAGCCGAAGAGATAGAGGGAGCGTAGTAACCAGTTGGTCCTCCGGACGGCTTGATAACTAGTTAGCTCGTCAAGGATTCTACAGCGTGAGATAAACAATGTGCAAGGGAAAACTTACGAGTGGAGTATGACTTGCTAGTGCACTAACGATAGGTTGGCCCACTCTGCCGTTCTGCCGGAGACTTCCATATGCCAACGCATGCCGGGGTGTGCCCCCCTGACGATCGACCAGCACATACTGTTATGTATAGATTTACACACTGGACTCCAAAACGAGATTGCGTATACTGCGAGTGCGGGTAGAAGGAAATTATATATATGCCTCCTGATATGATGCCTCCACCGGGTGCCCCTCCTATGGGTGGCCCTCCGGGCATGGGTGGACCTCCCGGTGCGGGTGGAGATCCCATGGCTATTCTACAGACTCTGCCTCCTGAGGTGCTGGACGCACTTATCCAGCTTGTTATGCAGCAATTAGGTGGCGGTATGGGTGGTGGCCCACCGGGTATGGGTCCGGGTGGACCTCCTCCGGGTATGGGCGGTCCTCCTCCGGGTATGGGTCCGCCTCCTATGGGTCCGCCACCGGGGATGTAGGTATGCCAGTTGGAAAAAAAACCGGCAAAAAGTATCCCTATACCAAAAAGGGACGAGCAGCTGCTAAGAAGGAGAATCGTTCTATGGCTCGCAAGGGTAAAAAGGGATCTAAGCGAGGCCGTTAGTGCCAAAGAACGAAACAAGACTGCGAAAAAAGCCCGGAAGGCCACGAAAAAAGACTAGTCGTAAGTTTCCAAGAGGCCCGGAAACGAAGAAAGAGTATGTGAAGTGGCTTAAAAGCAAGTATAAGTAGCTCATTCTACCCCCTCAAGACCCCTGCTTGACATCAAGTGGGGGTCTTTTAATATGGAGTTGCGGGTGAAAGGAGCTGAGTATGCGTAACTGGCGACTCATTTTAATCGTTGTGGCCTCTCTATTACTCTTATGTTCCATTCTATTCTCTCAATACGGCGGATATGAGACTGTTAGTGGGGATGTAAATGGGGATGGGGCGATTTGTATGGATGATTCCATTCAAATTATCTGGCATATGTACATAGATGGCAGGACACTACCTTGCCCTGACGCTGCGGATGTAGACAGGAGTGGTGTTTTGGATCTTAATGATGTGATCTTAGGGCTGCGTCATGTATTCTATGGGGAAGTTATCCCCGATTGCCCTGTTACCTGTAACTAAGGCAGTGTATGAAGTTTCCCCCATGGACATGCAGAGAGCTTGGGCGTAATGTCCATGAGGTAAGCTTTAATTTTAAGGGCAAGGGGGATATGGCGTATATCCTCCTTCGCTCTGATGCCCACCACGACAACCCCTCCTCTCTCAACGACCTTGAGGAGGAGCACCTCAAGCTGGCCAAGAAGCGTAACGCCCCCATCATTGATAACGGCGACGCCTTCTGTGCCATGCAGGGTAAGTGGGATCCCCGGAGCGACAAGTCGGCATTGAAGCCAGAGCATCAGGTGGATGACTATCTTGATGCTCTGGTCTCTACCTATGCGGAGTTCTTGAAGCCCTACGCCAAGCAGTTGGCGGTACTGGGTACGGGCAACCATGAGACCAGTGTGCTGAGCAGGCGAGAGACCAACCTCACCGAGAGGCTGGCTGAGAGGCTGCGGGTGGTAGCGGGGTTCAAGGGTTTCTGTGGATCGTACACCTCTTGGGTCTTCATTAGGGCCAAGTGTGGCAAGCACGGCACCCGCAACACCATCAAGCTCTGGCGGACCCACGGGCAGGGCGGGGGAGGCCCGGTCACACGAGGCGTGATCCAGACCAACAGGCGGGCTGTATATGTGCCCGACGCCAACATCATTGTATCTGGGCATATACATCAAGAATGGACTGTGCCCATCCAGCGTGTTAGGGTATCGCAAAGCGGGGAGGTGTATCAGGATGAGCAGATGCATATCCAGATACCCTCCTATAAGGACTCCTACAAGGATGGCCACTCTTACGGTGAGTGGGCTATCGAGAGGGGGATGCCCCCAGCTCCTGTAGGTGCAATATGGCTAAAGCTGTCCTATAAGAAGGAACGGCTGGTGTACGAAATAGAAAGAGCTAAGTAATGCCAGATCCGAATAAAAGCATTCCGGTCTCCCTACGCAAGACTCAGGCCGGAAAGAGCAAGAGGCGTGGAAGGAAGACGCTTAAGCCTAAGGCTGGCCACAAGAAGAAACCCTCAGGGTACAAGCCGGGGAAGTCTCTGGGTCCGGCTAAGAAGGCTCCCAAAAAGCCCATGGGGCTGCGGGAGAAGTACGAGAAGTCGAAGAAGATTCTTGGCAGGGGAAAATGAGCGATACAGCAATAAACCTACTATGGTGCCTTGCTAACGTCATACTCGTCGTCGTCGTTCTTTCTTTTAAGGTTTAGGAACTGAAACTGTTCCCCCATAACCTTCATCTTCTGTCGCTTATCACCATCCGGACCCTCCCACTTCTCTAAGTGCAACCGCCCCTCGACGAAGATGTGGTCGCCCTTTTCGAGGAACTTGCAGATAAGTTCTGCCTGCTTGCCCCAGAAGGTAGCTTGGGTATAGGTGGTCTCGCTCTTCCTCTCACCACTCTTGTCCTTCCAGTGGCGAGCTGTCGCTATACCGAGGTCGGATACGGCCTGCCCTTGGGGGGTGTACCGTAGGTCAGGATCCCTTGTTAGTCGTCCGAGTAGTATTACTTTGTTTAGATCTGGCATTTGTTCCACATGGCTCTTGGGGTTTCAGGGCTAATTTCTTCAACAACTTCTTCTCCGCATCGGCGTGGGTCTTCTTGGCGTGGCCAAGCTCACCCTCCAGCCTCTCAACCTCATCGCATAGTTCGTAGATAGTTCTGGCTGCTATGCAGAGGGGTTGAGCGTATTGGGATTTCACCTTACCAATGTCTATCCTTGAGGGGGTGCTTTGTCGAATTATGACCAACCCCTCGTCGGTCATTGCTCCCGGCCCGGAATTTAATTCCTTAAGGCCTTTGAAAATCATGCGTATGTCGTTAAGGTCTTTCATAGAGACTCCTATGGGTAAAAAAGAAATTCGTACTAAGGAAAGTTGGCTTGCAAGCTTGGAGGCCATCGCAGCAGATTCCGATAAGGATCCGCATGCCCGCCTTGGTGCTCTCCGTCAGATAGGGGAAATGATGGGATTCAAGAAGGCTCACAACTATGATAAGCTCTCCAGCGAGGAACGCATGGAAATGGTCCAGAAAGTTGTGGCCCCTGTGTTAAGTGGAGTATTCGGCATTGAAGTCGATTTTGAAGAAGAAGAAGATCTCAGCATCCGACCTGACGAATCCTGAACTTCTTCAGATAATATATGATCCCTGTCGTCTTGCCAAGGATGTCTTGGAGCATCCGGGGGATAAATATGTCCCTGACGACGACAAGATGAGGAACCAGAGAGCGTTCCATGAGTCTACCGCTATGCACCGTCTTATCATTGGCGGGAACCAGAGTGGCAAGACAAGGGCTGCTGCTCAGGAGGTTCGCTGGTGGCTGCTGGAAAACCACCCCCACCAAGAGACTCCCACCGCCCCCAAGATCTGGGTCATCTCCGCCTCTTACAATACTATCGAGGAGGGAATATGGCGACACCTCCAAGACCTCCTCCCCAGCTGGGAAATTAAACGGCGGGGGCAGACCATCCCCCACTCCACTATCCCCTCATACATCACTGTGCATGGGGGAGGGCAGGTAAAGTTCCTCTCAGCGGTTGGTGCCAATACGGCACGACGCAAGCTACAATCCGCTGCCATTGACTTGGTTGTCGTTGATGAAGAGATCGACGACGCTCTCTACAAGGAGCTGGAGCCAAGGCGACTTGCCCATGGTGCCCCCGCTGTTTATTCTCTTACCGCTGTAGAGTCGGTGGAGTGGGTACTGAGACTGGAGGAGAGATTTGAAAACAATGATTCTAATGTTGATATGTTCCGCTTCTCTACTATGCGGGCTGCTGATGTGGGTCATGTCGACAAGGATGTCCTGACCGACATGATCCAAGGGGCCACCAAGGAGGAGATAGATATTCGTGTCCACGGTAAGACACTCAGGAGGGTAGGTCTTATCTATACCGAGTTCGGCAGGAGGCACATCTGTGAACCTTTCGAGATACCTCAAGACTGGCCCAAGTTTATGTCTCTCGACCCCGGCTGGAATGTGTTCGCAGGGGTGTGGATGGCCCTCTCTCCCGGAGGCAGGGTGTATGTATACCGGGAGCTATATGAGCACGCCACCAGCTGTAGGGAGATAGCGGACTTGGTGTACGCTGCGGAGGGATGGAAGCTCAACTCCGGATGGGTAGATGACGGAAACTATCTGGGCAAGTGGTACCCGGACAAGCACACCGAGCCGATCAGCATCAGGTGGATTGACCCAGCAGAGTTCGGGCATAATGTCTCTGGCTCCCTGAAGGTCGGCAACCTGCTCTCCGCCGACCACGGCCTAAGCATGGTCCCCGCCAATAACAATGTCGAGGTCGGCATCGAGATGGTAAAGAGGTATCTTCAGGATGGCTTCGATGGAGAGCCTCGCCTTCAGGTCTTCAGCACTTGCAGGAACTGGCTGAAAGAGAGGGGCAACTACAGGCGGAAGACCAAGGTCACATTCGGCAGGGAGAGGGATGCGACAAGGGCCGTGCCTGTGAAGAAGCACGATCACCTCATGGACGCAACGAGGTACTGTGTGGTCGGTGGCTTTGAAAGAGATATGCCTATTGAGAGAGACATGGAGGACGAGTATAGTAGGCCAATGTACAGGACTGGCCATGGCTCTCCAAATGAGCAGCGAGTGAACATGAGTTGGCGTAGGCTCATGAAGCAGATAAACGATGAGGGTCGCCCGCCAGTCAACCCTTACCTTGGAGATCAATACTAATGCCTGAGTATGTGGTGGCAGATACCCCCCTACTAAAAGTTACATGCGAGGAAGATGGTGCAGCCATCAACCTCTCAAGCTCAGAGCTTACCGCCACTCTTCGCTGGAGTATAAATGGCGGCACCTCCGTGACAGGGGCGATGACCAAGGTAGACGCTGCCAACGGGGTGGTCTCACGCCAGTGGCTACCGACAGAACTAGATGAAGCTGGAACTGTGGCATTTGAAGTTTATATTACGGATGATAATACAGCCGGGGCTAATGACCTCGTGTATACATCAGAGATCGTTACCAGAGATATAAGGGATAAATTGTAATGGATTTTGTAACAGGATTAGTTTGTTGTCTTTCTTCTGTGACCGCCGGGGCTATTATTGGTGCCCTGACAATCAGGAAGCTCTCCCATGTAATCATCACTCCCCTGATTAAAGAGATTCACTATATGATCAAGCATGTAAGTGCCCACGACTTGCAGGTTTATCATGGGATAAATGAGACAGACTGGGGAACCAAGAGGCCTCATCCTACAGAGCAGAGAACGAGCCTTTGGGATCAAGAACAGTTTGCCAGAGAGCTTGAGCGATACAATGGAGACCTTCCCCCTACCGCTGAATAATGGCAAAGACTAAGATTAGTAATGATGGCAGGGTCGTGACTGAGACTGCTGATGTTAAGCTTAACTTCAGCAGCAACAAACAGATTGTAGACTTTGTTGATATACGGCTGGATGATATCAGGGCCACTCGTGACCGCCTTGAACGCCAGTGGTACCTGAATATCGCTTACTATCTTGGTCATCAGTACCTGCAATGGGATCCCCATTCCAGAAAGCTGTACCTGCCCACGGCCCCTCGCTACAGGCAGAGGGTGGTCATCAATCGGCTGATGCCGATAGTGCGAAGAATCATTGCGTCAACCATTCGCTCTAACCCCCAGTGGATTGTTCAGCCAGCGACAGCTGAAACCGAGGACATGATAACGGCCCAGATGTCTACCAAGTACCTGAAGTTCATGTGGAGAGATCTCGACATGGATAACAAGTTGATAGACATGATTAAGTGGCGATCAACCACAGGCAATGTCTTCCTTCGCACTTTCTGGAATGCCAACAAGGGCGAGCGTATGGTGGTAGATGTGGGCGAGCTAGCTGGGATGATGCCCAAAAAGAATGAGAGCGATGAGGACAAAGAGAAGAGAAGGAAGAAGGCGGTTAAGAAGCTTAGGAAGGAAGGTCTGGTTGGGCCAGAGGATGACCCGAAGAGAATAGGCGTAACTATGGGGGATGTGGATGTAGAGGTGGTGTCCCCCTTCCATATTTTCCCCGACCCCAACGCCGATACCTTCGATGCAGCGGAGTGGGTAATAGATATTCGCCAGCGTAGCTCTCAGTATGTGAAGGATGTCTATGGCTATACAAAGGCTGAACCCAATGAGGGAGATGAGGGCGGGACGACCTACCATCAGTCTCGCCTTCGCTCGATGGACTCTCCGGCATTCAGTGGTGGAATGGCGGGGCAGTCTGGCCCACAGAAGGAGGACATGATAGATGTTAAGACTATCTATGTTAAGCCTACTAAGTCTGAACCTGATGGCTGGTGGGCCACGGTCATAAACGAGAAGGTTGTTCGCAAGGAGAGGAACCAGCCCGGCTTCCCAACCTTCCCCTATCTTCACATCCAGGAAGTCCCCGTTCCGGGTCGGCTATGGGGAAGCTGCGTCATGGAGCAGGCCATCCCGGCACAGGTAGCCTACAACAGGGCACGAAGCCAGATAATCGAGCACTGCAATACTGTTACCCGCCCCCCGTGGCTTATCCCCAAGGGAAGTGGTATCAGGCAGGATGCGTTTACTGGTGAGCCGGGAGAGAAGATTACCTATACATGGCCGATGGAACCGAAGTTGGCCGAGCCTGCATCTCTGCCTGCTGCGAACGACAACAACCTGACCGGACTGATCAGGGACTTGGAGGATGTCTCCTCTCAGCATGAGGCACAGAGAGGTGAAGCCCCCGGCAGGGTAGAGTCCGGCACCGGACTCGCAGCCTTAATGGAGCAGGACGACTCCATTCTCGCCCCCGCAGCTATGATGACAGCCTCAGCTCTTGGCAATGCTGGTTCGTGCCTGCTGAAAATAGCCTCGAAGATGATTGACGAAGAGAAGATTATCAAGATAGTGGGAGAGGATCACCTTATAGATGTCCGCCACTTTAAGGGGCAAGATCTTGTAGGGAACAATTCCGGCAAGGCTGGAGTTAACTACTTCGATGTAAAGGTGGAGATGGGGGCCAATGTCCCCCTGTCAGCAACGGCACGCCGGGAGCTGGCGATGAGCCTTGCACAGTTCGGGATATTGAATCCTGAGCTGAAGGCAGATAAAGAGAAGATACTTGAGCTGCTGGAACTACAGCGTGACCCCTCGACTATTACTACAGGGCAGATGGATAAGGCGAACGCTCGCTATGAGAATGCCCAGATGGTAGATGGCGAGATGGTTGAGCCTAAGGAGTTCGATGACCATGAACTTCATATGGCAGCTCATAGAGAGTTTCAGAAGTCGGCGGAGTATAGACGAATATTAGAATCGGATAATGGCGTAGATGGCCCCATCAATCAGATGTTTGAGGAGCACCTTGGTGCTCACATGGCAAAGATAGATGAGCAGATGCCAGCCGGGGCAGGCTCCCCAGATATGGGAATGCCACCTGAGGCTATGGGCATGGGACCGGAGATGCCCATGACTCCGGGGATGGCCCCCGGAATGATGCCGGGAAGCCCGCCACCCGGAATGATGCCACCAACTGGACCGGGGATGCCCCCCGGAGGTGGAGCTATACCACCTGAAATGTTAATGGAAGCAATGCAACCCCCCCCAATGTAGGAGTTTATAAATGGCTAACGAAGAACAAAGACCAGTAGAACAAGAGGGCGTAGTCCCCCCGCCAGATCCAGTCGCCCAGACGCCTGAGGCCGAGTCCATCCCTCCGACCCCTGTAGAGGCTGCGACGCAGAGGCTTGAGAGTGCCCCTCAGGAGACTGTCAAGGAGTCGCCGGACTATACTGTCGATATGGATGGCAGGAGAGAGACTGTTACAAAGGATGAGTATGATTACCTTGCTGGGATTGGTGCGAAGGCACTTGTGGCTGCCCAGTACCAGAGGCAGGATGCGGAGAGGGCTGCTCAGGAGGAGGCGAAGCCTTACCCTGAAGCTGAAGAGTACACTCCCCCGGTAGATCATAATTCCGAGCTAAAGCAGAGGCTTAGCAATCTTGAGAGCAACCTCTATAACCAGCAGGTGAGTGGCCATCAGGACAAGATAAAGGCGGAAGTCGAAGCCAAGATCTCTGCAAGCGACACCTTTCAGGCTGCCTTCCAGCTTGAGGAGGGCGATAAGTTGCAGCGTGAGGTTCGCAAGGAAATTTACAATCGTGCCGTTCAGGAGCAGATTACCGCCATCGACGCCTTCTCTGCCGTTGAGAGAAAGTGGGCCGAGCTTCTTGGGCAGGAGCGTTCAGGCAAGCTGTTGAAAAAGTTGCGACTGAGTAGTCAAGCTGTCGCAGATACAGGCGGTGGTTATGCTGCCCCCGAAGAACCCATGGATGCTAACTCGTGGACTACGGGTGCTCTGCTGCAATCTGTAAGTGAACGGTTGACTAATACCGATAGTTGAGTAGATTTTATAATTAGGCTCTTGGTCCTGCGGCTGTTGGGTCTAGGTTTTTTAGGAGATAGTTATGGCGGTTGGAGTATCAACAGCTGAAATTACCAAAATCCTAAAATTGGACTACCAAGGACCAATTAGGGAACAGCTGATTAATAAGAATGTGCTGCTCTCTCTACTTAAGAGAGATTACAGCCGTGGAACCTTCCAAGGTTCCAAGAGCGTTATCCCAATGCACGTTGGGCGTAACATTGGTAGAGGTTGGCGTGCGGAAGATCAGATCATTCCTCCGGCTGGTCAACAGTCACATGAGCAGGTCTTCTTCCATATGGCTTACCTCTATGGGCGTATCGGAATTACTGGTCAGGCTATTGCCATCAGTAGGAACGATAAGGGAGCTTTTGCTCGTGCACTCGACCTCGAAATGAGAGGCCTTGTGACTGACCTTGCTATCACTATGCAGAAGGCTGTATGGTCTGATGGCTCTGGTCGCTTGACTGACCTTTGCGGTGTGGGTAGTGCCACTCCAGATCTTGCCAATATCAATAAGTCTGGCAAGACGAAGATTCAGGTCAAGAGCAACAGGTGGGTCGAAAAGGGCATGCCGGTATTTGTCGGCCTCCGCAGTGGTGTATCCTCTGGCGGTGCTGACAAGGCGTTCCCCTTTGCTACCCAGACTGTTGGTTCTGGCGGTCCTATCCCTGCCTGTCATGTTACTGCTGTTGGCGAACAGAGTACTTCGTTCGATAGCTTAAATCATGCTACAACCAATCAGGGTGCTACTATCACGCTTGATCAGGCCTCTGATCATGTTCTGGGCCTTACTGGTGCTGTTACGGATGCGAACAACTATTCGCTCTATCTGTTCGGTTCAAGGGACATTGGTACGGCAGCTATTGCTGCTGGCGGTGCCCTGCCCGGAAGTCATACTGCGT